TGCCCCACCTACAGTACCCACTGGATTAACAGCAACTGTAGTATCAACAACTCAAATTAATTTAAAATGGAATGCCTCATCCGACAATGTTGGTGTTACTGGTTATAAGTTATATAGAGGAGCAACATTAATAAATGGTTCTGGCAGTGCATTATTTTATAATGATACAGGTCTAACTCCAGGAACAGCATATTCATATACGGTATCTGCATTTGATGCACGTAATAATACAAGTGCAGCATCTGCTGCTGTAGTTGCAACAACAGATAATTTAATAGTTGGAAAAGATTATACAATGGGCGCTGGTGGCCTATCGCTAACATCATTAAAAAATTATTTAGGCAGGTCTATGGTATTAGCAAGAATTGGCGAAGGTGTATGGGGTAATTATGCTGATGATCTTCGTATGATTCAAAATGCCAAACCAAAATATCTTGAGCGTGTTCTGTTACCATTTGCAAATGAAAATTTGTGGGCTGGTTGGTTTACACATGCAAAAACTGTAATTGATGATATTCATAATATTGACCCCGATATTATATGTGGTGGTGGCTTGTTTGAATATGCAACCACTTTGGTTAACAATATTGCAATCCCGCCATATGTATTTACTGCATTTGGTGAAACCCCAGTAACACGTAATTTTGTTCATGCTAATATCGTAGAGGTAACAAATCCTATATATCCCACACTAGTTTCAAAAATTCCAAATATTGTAAAACCAGAAGCACAGAAATGGTATTATTATATTGGCACTCAACAAATTCTTGCTGGTATTGAGGGATTTAATTGTGGTGTAATTGACGCAATAACATATTACGATAGGCCACTCGGTTGGATTAATTATTTCAAAGTTTTGGGGATGCTACGCGACTATGCTGCAACATATGCGCGTAGAAAGTGGATATTATGCGGCGCGGGGGGTTCATATATTATTACTAGAGGTGGTAAATTATGTTTTGATTATGGTGGAGCAAATATGCATGCTCATGGTATAAGAGAAGTTGCAGGTGTCCCATATAATTGTACTCTGGGAACGGGAACTTCTGGATGGGCAAATAGCGGTACTGGAATAACACCTAGTGGTTGGACTGCTACCAATAGGCTACCGTATACCGTGTCAATTGATAATGGGTCTTCACCAAATCCAGGAGTTGCTGGAGTAAACAATTCATGGGGATGGGATGAAATTTCTTGGTTTACTAATTGCTCAAATTCATATAGAAACTATTGGTTGCCATATGCATATAACTATGCTAAATCTTTATGGGGTGGCGGTGTAGCGTTTTGCTCGATGCCAGGAAAAAGAGTAATAAACCCATATATTGGGGCAACACAGTTCTATTGTTGTAACACTTCTACAAATAATACGTTGGGATTTAATCAAGAAGAAACCATTAAAGCACTTTGGGCTGCACAGCCATAGATTAAATATTATGAAGAATTATTTAATATAAATAGTAGTATAGACACAATTTAAACAAGGAAATTATTTATGGCAATTATATTAGCGGAACTTAATGAATCTATTGAAAGTATTTTAGAGGCTACCGAATCTGGAGCAAAAAAATATGCTATACAAGGTATATTTATGCAATCTGAGGCAGTAAATAGAAATGGTAGAATCTATCCAAAACATTTAATGGAACGTGAAGTTAAACGATATATCGAAGAACGTGTGTCAAAAAACCAAGCGTTAGGTGAGTTGAATCATCCGTTAAATAGGGTAAATGTTGACCCAAGGGAAGCCTCACATCTCATTAAAGAATTACGATTTGTTGGTGATGATGTTGTAGGTATTGCAAAAATTTTAGATACTCCAACAGGAAAAATTGTTAAAGCTCTTATGGATGAAAACGTTTCTTTTGGTGTAAGTTCACGCGCATTAGGAAGTCTTAAAAAGCGTCACGATGGTGTTAATGAAGTTTGTGATGATTTTTCATTAAGAACGATTGATATAGTTTCAGACCCAAGCGCAAAAGATGCGTGGGTAACAGCATTACAAGAATCCAGAGAATGGGTTATGGTAAATGGGATTTGGACTGAGCAACACATGGAAGAAACTCAAAATACCATTCGCAAAGCATCAACGAAAGAACTGAATGAAATTATTTTAAGAGAATTTACTAAATTTATAAAAACATTATAAGAGGATATTATGGCTAAGACTTATACAGCAGCAGCAATCGGTGTAGCTTTTGCATCAAACAAATCATTATTGGGGTTATTTAATGCTCATGCTTCAAGAAAGGTAAAACTTTATCGCGCATGGCAATTAAATAATCAAACAACTGGTGTAACTGGTGTACTATCTTCATGTACATTACGTAAAATAAATGCACTTTCTGGTGGTACTGCAATTACTTCAGTTGCACATGACACTGGTAATGCAACTGTAGATTTAACATCTGTAACATGTTCAACTGGTGGAACTTTTACAAATACTGCCGAAATTCAATTGCGTGTTTGGATGTGGAGTACTGATGAACCAGCAGTATCTTCTGCAACATCTGATGAATTTCAATGTATTGTGCCTTTGATGTGCATATGGGATTCAACAGGAGATTCTAATATCGAACCAGTGGTTTTAAATACTACTGAGGGTGTTCATATATTACAACCTGGATCAAACGCTGTTGGCATTAGTGATTTATTTTTTGAATTTACGGTTAGCTAAATGAAAGATACTAGAACAGTATTAGATAATATAAGAGCAAAAATTCCAGGCGATGCAAAGCTATTGGTTGCGTATATTGATAATAATGGAATTTTAAGATGTGCTCAAGCAAATTCCACACAATCGGATATATTATCAATAGCAAATACATTATATAGTAATGCAATGAGTGAATCTTTACTAAGATGAAACGTCAATATAGAATTTCTACTTCTAGCAATTGGGTAAGTAATTATGGATATGCATTCATGGTTATTATGAATACATCCGGTTCTGGTAAAAAATTAACTTTTAGATCAATGGAAGTACAAGTTCAATCAACAAATAATGGTAGTGCTGTATTGGGTAATGCTACAGCTTCTTTATATCAATGCTCCGCTCCAATTAGTGGTGAAGATATGGTAAAATGCTCAGTAGAGCTAGACAGTAGTTCTACTATACCATCAACAGTTGTTGTTCGTAGAAATTCAATAGCAAGTAGTTATGCTAGTATAATTAAGAGAGTTAGTTTATCGCGTAGAAGTGGTGCAGCTGGTACACAAAATACACAATTGTTTGGTTCTGATACACAATTTGGATACAGGCGTAGCGGTGGGGCATATAGGTCTAGCACAGGTGCAACAAACTCTACAATAGAACCAATAATTATCCCAAATGGTTCTGCATATGTAATGGTAGTAGATCAAAATGTTGCCGTTCCATTTAATAGTCATGTTAGGGTAAATATAGTTGCATCTATAAATAATAAAACAGTAATATGGGATTTTGCTTCCCCTATTATTTGTGGATTGGGAATTTTTTCTATTGAAAACACAGGTAGCAATACTGTAAAAATATTAAATTATAGTTTTGCCGAATTTGGTACAAATGATACCCCAACCATAAGAATGGTTCCAGTTGGACAATTATATTCTGGGGATATTGCAGATACTAGTAAACAACAAGTAGCCATAACAAAAATGGATACCAGTTACCCAACATTAACTTCATCTACATTATCACTTTATTCTGATATTGGATTTATTCCATATGGTGTCCCTGAAGTATATTTTAGTGAAGGTTCTGCTGGTTCGCCAAAAGGTGTAAATTATTTACATACAAGAGATTTTCAAGGACCTATGTATAGAAATTTTTTACCAGAATTATGCCACATGAAAGGTGGTGGTATGCCAGATACGCTTGGATTTTCATATAGCCATCATTGGTCAGATTTGTTGGTCAGGAGATCAGGCATAACATTAAATCCCGGTGAAGGTATAGCATTAGTAGCTAGTGCAGAAACTGCTGTAGCTGTAGCAACAGCATACTCAGGTTGGCCTACATTAGATTTTGCTGCCCAAGTTGATGTTGAGCCACAATACTCACCATATGTTAGTTTATCCGGTCTAATTACTGGTAGTGATATTGTCATAGTAAATAGTGGCACATCAACTGAATTGGTAAATGTTGATTCAAATTCTGGTACAACATATTCATGGAATTATGATTCTGATGTTATTACATCAATTGATATACGAATTTATAAATCAGGATATGTTCCAGTATCTATAAACAACATTAGTCCTGGATTACAAGGTATTTCCATTCCAGTAGCACAAAAAATTGATAGGGCGTATTCATGAAATATAAAATAATAAATACCACTGATAATAAATTCTTGGGAATGGAAATTTCTGACGACTTTCCAATTATGCTAAATATAGATATAAGCTTTAATCCTGATTATCCACCAATTGTTTTAGGTGAAAACACATGGAGATTTTTTAATTCAAATTATTCAATAGACGTAGAGGGAGTATAACATGGCAAAAATAACATCAAAGGCTAGTCTGATAGTTGGGACAGAACTAACTGTAAACACAACTACAAAAAAAATAACACTAAATGTTGCTGGAAATTTAGTAGCAAAAGACGGTTGTACTGTACAAGCTTTATATTCTAAATTGATTGATTTATGGACAACAGCAGCATATAACGATTTCCCATTTCCAATGTATGCATTAGACGTATTATCTGGTCAATTTCAAATAGGTACAGATGGTGCAACATACAATGGATGGACATTTGGTGACGATGCAACACGAGGATATTTGCGCGATGGTGGTTGGTCAGAATATAACTCTAGTGGTTCATTGGCTAGACAATATGCTGGTATTGTATCATTGGGGTCGGTTTCCGCTGGTTCGCAATTATATTATCAAACTACCTCTACTGGTGCTCCAGTAAATGCTATTTATACTGATGCAATGAACCAAGCTGTGCAAGTGTATGGTGATATAGCAGCAGATGCAACTACAACTACATTTGATACCAGAACATATTTTAAAGGATTTGTCAGAGAATATGCAAAAAAGTATAAAGATTCAGTATTAGGGGATACTGGTAAAACTGGAACTGGTGCAAACTTAGTAAACGTTCTGTTATCAAATGAAGCAGATTTAGATATTACGGTAAACGATGCTGGTATTACAGCAACACCATATTCAGATATAAATATAAAATATTTCGCAAGTGCATTTAACAAAGATATAGATACTAGTGGATCGCCCAGAGCGTTTGGTATTGTTGTTGATGTTGGTACTCATTCAGGTACGGATGGAGCTGGAGCAAGTGGAGCAAGTGCAATGACTACTGCTGCCGCTGGCGTTACCATTGCAAATTATTATGGTGGTACATTAACTATTCACAATGGGACAGCAAAAGGCGTTTATACTATAAGCGGTTCTGGTGGAAGTGCAACATCAATACCAATAACTACAACTTTATTAGGGATAGCATCTGGTGCAAGTTTTACTTTACAAAGAGCAACCCCAGTATCGGCATCACTACAGCAAATTTATACCAAGATTCAATATCAATTACGACAAAATAGTAATATAAATGGGTTAGCATCTGCTGGCGCAGTTACTGGTAAAACGGCAGTGTTAGCTTTAAATTTCGTTGGTTCAGCATTAAAAGCTGGATTTTATGCTCCAACTAACCCTAATGGTGGTGGAACTGGTGTTACTATAATGGGGTATGCATCAAGTGATGTAAATAGTTTTACATCATATGATAATACTGGTACTACAAGAGATTATCCATATGCATCTGCCGGAACATTAAACTGTAATACTAACTTAACTAGTGGTGGTACAGGATATTATAGAATGTATTTTACAACAAACCCAACTGGCAATTATGGAACAGCAACTGCCGTAACTGTTAATAACGCAAGTGGATCGCCAATTGCTGGAACCATATCTTCTGGTACTATAAGTTTTACATATGATTATACTGGCAACGTACAAGGCGGAAGAACTGGTGGTACTGATGCCGCCGTTACTGTGGTGGCTGGTAACGCTAGTCATGCGAAGCCAGTTGTCGCTAGTGGAACGTTATCAGCATCAAAAGCTATTTCTATATCATTGGTGGCAGAAACAGACAGAGCATATTCATAATAAGGTATTATCATGGGAATAACGTTTGACCCTATAAATAAACGGATAATACAAGACACATATAATGTATCTGCTACTGAAATATGGAGCAGATACATTGATTGGATTGCACAATCTGACAATAGTAAATATCCATTAGCTTTAAGACAAGTTGGTGGAGATGAACTTGGTGGTGGGCTATTTATTCCAATTTATATTTTTTTATTGGATGGTTGGCGAATTAGGCCAATGGAACAAAATCATACATTAATAATAACTGGAAATATATTTGTTGAAGGTGGCGGAATTCCTGTTGTACAAACTCTTGGAGATTATAATGTAAGTACACAATATACCGTTCCAGTACAAGCGCAGGGGATTTCTACAAGTGGTAGTAGTGTATCTGTACCATCTACTACGGAAATTGCTGATGCCGTGTGGAATCATAATAGTGGTGTTAATATTGCTATAAAATTGGCCGAAGCGTGGGGTAGATTGGGGTTAGACCCGTCAAAACCATTGGTTACTGGACAAACTAGTATAACATTTGGTGATATAGTTATGGCTATGTCTGAAAACACAGTAAATGGAACTGTTACGTTGAATAGATTATGATAAATATAAAATCAATTGTAACTTTAGGTATAGGGTTTGGTGCATTAGCTATTGTTGGTCTAGGTATACCAGCATCAACTCAAAGTGTTACCCCAGTATCGCCACCAAAAGAATATATTTCTAAAGGTGGAGGTGGAGGTGGTACACCTAAACCGGATTATCTAACGCATAATAGAAGTATAAATATATATAAAGATGTACCAATAAGTATATCTATAAAGATGTTGGGGAATAAATATGAAAAAATATATGTTATTAATCCTGTGCCAGATAACATTGATATTGTAATTAGTGATATTATCAAAAATAATTATAAAATATCAATAGAATACTTATAATATGGAGTAAGAAAATGAGCAATAAAATAGAATTAAATCCAAATAAATCGTCAATATTAGAATTTAATGTTAATGTGACTGGTATAAATTCAATGCAACCTAATGTTAGATTTGTGATACATAATGTCGATAATAAAATTGATTGGATTGTTCCATGTACTCATGTAAGTGAATCTAAATATAGCGCGTCGTTTCCAGAATTTGGAAACATAGTTTCTGATAGTTACAAATATTCAATCGAAGTAATTTTAAATGAATATTATTTTATTCCTAGTTCTGGTGAGTTAATATTTATTAAACAACCTTCAGTTACAATGGAAGATATATCACAAAAAATTTCAATATCAACTAGTGCTGATAATTTTTCAATAAGTCAACCGGAAATCGTACCTCCATTGATAGAAAATAAAATTATAGCAACACAGGAAAAGAAAGAAGTAATTTTTAATGATAATGATAATATTTTATTGAATAAATTCGAACAATATATCAAGCAATTATCCAAGAAATAATTTTATATAAATAGTAGTATAACACTTAACTTTAATTAACAAAGAGGATATTAAAATGGAACAAGAAACTATAGTAGAACCAGTAGTCGAAACTACTAAAGAAACCGTAATTGACTTTGGCAATTTATTCGAAGGCTCAGAAATTTCTCCAGAAGTTCAAGATAAAGTCAAATTGATTTTTGAATCTGCTCTGGCAGTAAAACTTGAAGAAGAAGTTGCAGTAATCAAAGCCGATTTCGAAACTAAATTCGAATCAACTCTTGATGAAGTCAAAGCAGAATTAGTAGACAAAATTGATTCATTCCTTGACTATGCTGTTGAAGAATGGGTTGACCAAAACAGAGTTGCACTTGAAACTTCTATTCGCAATGAAATTACTGAAAACTTTATCCTTGGTTTGAAAGAACTTTTCGCAGAAAACTTTATTGAAGTACCAGAAGAAAAATTTGATGTACTTGGTGAAATGGAAACTAAAGTTGTTGATTTGAGCAAAGACCTTGATGAAGAAATTGCAAAGAATGTTGAACTGCATGGCAAAATCAATGACATGATTAAAGAAGCTGTTGTAGTTGAAGTATCAACTGGTTTGACTGGTATTGATGCCGACAAATTTGGCAAATTGATTGAATCAGTTGAATTTGATTCTGAATCATCTTTCAAAGAAAAATTGGTAACTATTAAAGAAAATTACTTTTCAAAATCTTCTCCAAAAATTGAGGAAAAAGTTGAACATCCTACCATTAAGAAATATTTGGCAGGTTGGAAATAAAATAAAATATTGTGGTAATGAACCAACAACATTACCACAATTTGTTAAACGAAATTCTAAGTTGTATTTTTATATTAGTACAATTGAGAACCCAATTCATGGTTGGTATGAATTGGATAAACGGGGATAGAACATTATCTCCAATTCATTATACTAACTTTCAACCGCTATATGGGCAGAAGATAATATAAGAAAGGGAAAATATTATTATATAAGTGAAAATTAAATTTATATAAATATATATGAAGAACAAATTTTTTTAACAACAATAGAGAGGAACATATTATGTACTTGACAAGTGAAACAGGTTTGGATGCCAAATGGAGTGAAGTTCTTGATCATCCATCAATGCCCAAAATTAAAGACGCATATCGTCGTGCCGTAACCACGCTCGTTTTGGAGAATCAAGAGCGCGCTATGCAAGAAGATCGTGCACAACTTAACGAAACTACACCAGCCAACCAAGTTGGTTCTTATCCTGATGCGGGTGGTGTTGCAAAATGGGACCCCGTACTAATTCAATTAGTTCGTCGTGCTCTTCCACAATTGATTGCATATGATGTTTGCGGCGTTCAACCAATGAAATTGCCTACTGGCTTAATCTTCGCAATGAAATCCAAATATACTTCACAAGGTGGTGACGAAGCCATGTTCAATGAAGTAAATTCAGCTTTCTCTGGTCGTGGTGGTCAATTAGGTTCTAATCCAACCGTTCCTGTAGCAATTACTGGTACTATTACTGTTGGTTCAACTGCTTCTAAAGCTGTTACTGCTTCTAGTGGTGCATTCTTAAGTGAACTTGCTCCTGGTTCTGCATTATACCATAACAATGGTACTTTTATTGGTACTGTTGCTTCAGTTGAAACTAATGATGCATTAACTTTATTATCAAATGCTGCCGCAACACTTTCTGGTGCTGCATCTGCATATTCATTTGGTAAAGCAGTTACTACGTCAGTTGGTGAAGATTTTGGTGGTGCAACTACTTTCCCACAAATGGCTTTCTCAATTGAAAAAACTACTGTTACTGCACAAACTCGTGCATTAAAAGCAGAATATACTCTTGAATTAGCACAAGATTTGAAAGCTGTTCATGGTTTGGATGCAGAATCTGAATTGTCAAACATTCTTTCTACTGAAGTTCTTGCTGAAATTAACCGTGAAGTTTTACGTTCAATATATACCACTGCTGTATTTGGTGCAAGATCAGGCGTTGTAACTACTGCTGGTACTTTCAACTTGGATGTAGATTCTAATGGTAGATGGTCTGAAGAAAAATTCAAAGGCTTAATTTTCCAAATTGAACGCGATTGCAACGACATTGCACAAACTACTCGTAGAGGTAGAGGTAACTTTATTATCTGTTCAGCTGACGTTGCATCTGCATTAGCACTGACTGGAAAATTGACTTATGCTCCTGCTCTTCAAAATAGTTTGGAAGTTGATGACACTGGTTCTACTTTTGCTGGTATGTTGAATAACAAAATAAAAGTTTATATCGATCCATATAGTGCTAACTACGGAAGTGCCACACAGTTCTATGTGGCTGGTTATAAAGGTACTTCCCCATATGATGCAGGTTTATTCTACGCTCCATATGTTCCATTACAAATGGTTCGTGCAGTTGACCCATCAACTTTCCAACCGAAGATTGGATTTAAGACCCGATATGGCATGGTTGCAAATCCTTTTGCTGCTGGTAGCGGTTCAGTTATTACTAGCGGTTTAGGCGAAGCAAATGCTAACGTCTATTATCGCAAAGTGAAAGTGACCAATCTAAGCTAATTGTTTTAAATGCTTTTTAGTGTACGTGAAAAGGGGTTGCGAGACCCCTTTTTATTGCAAAACAGCTTTCCAACCAGCACCTAAGTAATATTATAAACTATATTTTAATTTATGTCAACCATATATATCATAAACATATACCGCCTGACCACAATCATATAATTTTCTATATTTATTATTGAACATATTCAAATTTTCCGTTAGTGTTTCGTCATAATTATCTAGTTTGTCTTTCAATTTATGTTTCTGGAATTGCATTCTATTATACGCAATTCCATATTTTGTCCATTTATATCCAATTTTACTATTATGTGAAAATGTAAACCCCAAAATTTTATATATATTTCCTTCCGAATATCTCCTATCAGCATAAGTAATAATACTTTTATTTTGGTTATATTTAATAAAATTTTTAAATAGTTTTGAAACTCCACCAACAACATTTACATTTAATTTAGATGCAATTCTTAAGATTTCAAAATCATATCCAACACCATATCTAGGAGTTTTGAAACTCATCATACATACATATTCTCCATTATATTTTAACCCTATACAATTATTACTGTGAGTATATCCTTGTAGATGGTTAGAATTAAAAAACAACTGCTCATCATATTTTGATACTTCGTCAATTATACAATTTCTAGCAAAAATTCGTTGTTTTTGTAGTTTGCATTTATTTAATATCATTGATTGTATTATATCTTTTTTATTATCCCACTCATATGATGTAAAATGAAATAATGTAATATTATTTTCTATACATATATTAGTTTTATTTAAATGTCTATTTCTATTTTTTTTAGTATCATTATCGCTACACAATGAATGCCAATATATACCATTGAGTTCAATACCAAAATTATGGTCAGGTATATATACATCCAACTCATATGGATATATTACCTTTCTGTTAGATGGGGAATGGTTTATATTGTTTGATGATAAAAATTCTTGTAGTTCAAACTCCATTGTAGATACACAATAATCAGTTCTTCTATCTATATTATATAAATCCAAATATTTAACTAATGCTGTTGAACTGCAATCTAATTCGTTCATTAAAACATCTAGTGTCTTTTTATTCGTAACATATTGTTCATACAACCAGTCTTTATTTTTCAATAATTCTAAAGAATCTCCTAATTTTGCTTTTGAAACATCTCGTAGTTCTATGTTGTGTTGTTTTAAATGCCTAGTTACTGTAGTTGCTCCGCAATTTAAATCTTTTCCAATTTCTCTTGGTGTTTTATGAGCTGTTACATATTGTTCATATAGCCAATTAGCATCCTTTAAATATCTTAAATTGTCATTTTTAACACTTCTAGCTTCCGTTAATGTTCTTGCTTCTATATTATATTTTTTTAAATACCTATGTATTGTCGTTTTTCCACAATTACATAATTTTAAAATAGCATCTACCGATAACTGTTTTATTACATAATGATCATACAACCAATCTTTTTCAATCATATATTATCACCAAAGTTAATTTATAAGTAATATTATATACTACTTCCAAAGTATTGTCAACTATTTTCAATATATTCCTCATATTTTATTTTATCCAATCTATTCATGAGTAATCTTAAAGTATCAGTAAAAGATTCGCCAGTTCTTTCATTTGTTAGTTTTATAGTCTTGGCATATGCATGTCCTCTATTACCTTTTGGATATATAAATGGCGATTCTATTAAAATTACATCATTTACTCTTAAATTTTTATAAAACTCAAATTTAGTACTACCAGTATATTTTTCCCATATAATTAGTCTGCATTTTAGGGTTATTTCCATTATACTATCTCCAGTCTTTTATTAGTTTCATGATTACATATTGCCACTTCGATTATATGGCGTATATCTTCTATATTCCATTTAACCCCATCATAATCAACATCTCCTTCAAAGTTTTCATATAAAAGGTCTAAGGCTAAAATATCTTCCATTACGCCTAGTTTAACCAATTGCGGAAATTCTTTATATAGGTCTTGTATCCATTGATCTTGATTTTTGTATGTATAATGAGGTTTCATCATGTTCTCCTATGCTCATCAACCAATAATTCTGCCTTTAAACTTGCATATGATATTCCATCAATTAAACTATCCATATGAAGACTTTCTGCGGACCAAGCGCGAACATCTTTCAATATTTGCAAAATAAGGGCAATTTCTGCTGCTGATAAGTTTTTTCCTGTAATGGCATTGAATGCTGTTGCTACTTTATTAAAAGAACGTTCTGCTCCATTCTGCTCGTATTCTGAAGCCCTTTCATCTTGAACTTCAATACATTTCTTCAAAAAATCTTTGGAAGTCTTTGGAAAAAAATCTTCATCTGGAAAGGCTAGTATTAATTCTTCTAATGAAACATCTTCTGAAGGTATATTTTGGATTTGTGATTGTTTCAATTTATCTAAATATAATACTCCTGGCTCACTTATATTAGATTTACTATAATACTCATTAACTAACATTTCAAAAATATTTATCATTTACTCTTTACCTCATTAATAGAATTATACCAATTTAGTTGATCTTGTGCTTCATCAACTATATTTTCAAGATTTATTATAAAAACTTTTAGTTCATTTATTGTATAATTTCCAAATGATCTATAATATTGTCTATCTTCATATTCAACACTAATAGTACCATCACCATTAACATCAAACCTAAGTTTATCGTCAATCATTTCTACCTCCAAAATTTATTATAGATAATATTATACCATATTTTAATCAGTTGTCAAGATTTATTACTTGAAACGAATCCTCTTTTTTCATATTGAGTTTTTGGTTTTTTTGCATACTTCTTATTATCTTCAACCTGATTTTTTAAAAATTTATTAATATTGTTGTATATTTCATTTGATGATTCTAATTTATCAAGTCCCATCTCTTGTAAATTTGGCTCTTTTATTAAATGAAGTGTTTCATCCATCCACATAACAAAATTAACACATCTAAATTGACGTTGACAATATGGTAGAAGTTGCCCTGTATTGTACATATCAAAATTACGCTTTATAAATGGACTAGTAAACACAGATTTTAAATCTTCATATGAAAAGAATTTCTTTTTGATTCCTAGTATTGAATTTTCATACTCAACACAAAAATATAATTTACCTGCTATACCTACTGCCATAGGAGTTACTTTTGTAAATGTTAATCTTGTAGATTGATTTAAATGTTCACATAAATTTATATCTGATCTTTTATCTTGATAAAATCCTATTGAAGAACTTATTAAAGGTGATCTATATTTTTTGAAGCAATCAGTTTCTATTGTGGTTGTTCTATTATATATAAGTGATATATGTGATGGTGGTTCATTGTCATAATAGTCTGTAAAGTTGGAGTTAATGATCATAGTGTTATTCCTATTAAAGTCTATATATGTATTTATAAAGGTATTATTAAAGGACTGCTTAAATACAGCTTTATGGACAAGTATTGCGGATTTGCGGCAAAGAACCCCCCTCCCCACAGGACTAAAGAAAAAACTTTAGTACATCTGTAGTGGAAGGAGAGGGGTTCTTCACCATTATAATGCCAATTTGCGGCCTCAAAATGAGAATATCAATTTAGCAATAGAAACGCAACTTCTATCACTCCCCCAGTCTATGATATACGAACCGACCCCCGTTTTTATAGAGTTGAACTTCAACTTAAGAGGACTCACACCTCACGTAATCCGGTTGATAACAGGTATCGCATCTGCGAGTACACTTTTCCATGACCGACTGTATTAGCGACAGATTTGCGATCATATTACTATTTATACTAAAAAATTTACACTTATGTGCATTATTATAACATATACAAACATATTGTCAAATTTTATTATAAATACTTGACAAGGTATAATATATCATGTATACTATTTATATTAAAAATTTGGAGAGATTTATGCCCAATAATATACGATGTACAAAATGTGGAATAATAATGTATGAAGTTGATCAAATACATTATATAGAAGTTGAAAATAATGGGGTACAAAATTTTATCAAGGTATGTAGCATATGCGCTGATAAATATTTTGATAAACAAGTTGAAAAGGAAGAGCATAAAAATGAAAAATGAATATACATGTATATGTTGTGGCGATAAGTTAAATTCAGATGAAACTCCAATTTATCTTGAGGCTGAATATGAGTATCAGAGTCCTCTTGGACCTTTATGTGAGTATTGCTGTGAACAATTATTAAATCCAGATAGGAGATGGTTATGAGTAGTGGTGGAAAAGGTAGTAGATATCGTCCGGTAGATAAGAAAAAATTCAATGAAAATTGGGAAAGAATTTTTGGAAAAGATAAGGAAAAGAATAAAAAAGAAAAGGATGCAGAAAAGAAAGGTGATAGTAAATGAAGATTGCTCTAATTAACGATTTACACTTTGGAATTAAGAATGATTCTCCAATTATGCTTGAATATCAACGAGAATTTTATAGTAATATATTTTTACCATATTTAAAGGAAAATGATATATTTCATGTTGATATACTAGGTGATATTTTCGACAAGCGAAAGGTAATAAACAATCAAACATTGTATAGTGCAAAAGAAATGTTATTTGATATATTGGCACTAGAAAATATAGAAACCAGAATATTAGTAGGAAATCATTGCAGCTTCTATAAAAACACGCTATCCATTAATTCGCCGCAGTTATTACTAGGACATTATGATAATATTACTATAATAGATTCGCCTATTGAGTATAGTAACACTTTGTATTTACCTTGGATAACAGATTCAAATTATGAAGAATCTATGAATATGATAGAAAATTCAGATATGGAATATGTGTTTGGTCATTTGGAATTATTTGGATTTGATATGAATGTTGGTCATAAGATGGATAAAGGAATGAATCCCGATATTTTTAAAAAATATAAAAAGGTTATTTCAGGCCATTATCACACGAGATCAACAGATAGTAACATACATTATTTGGGTGCTCAGTACGAATTATCTTGGATAGACTTTGAAGATATCAAGGGGTTTCATACTTTTGAAGTAGAGACTGGCAATTTAGAATTTATAGAAAATCCAAACAAACTTTTTTATAAACTTACTTATAATGAAGATTTAGAAAACATTATACCTAATATCACAAATAAAATTGTCAAAGTGATAGTCCAAAATAAAACTTCGCAAAAAAAGTTCGACAAATATTTTGAACAACTATCTTCGCAAAATCCTTTCGAATTGAAAATTATCGAAAACCATTGCGAATATGATTCGGTTAGTAATGATGTTGATCTTACTATCGATTCAACTGAAACTATTATTTCAAAATATATTGATAGTTGTGAACTTAGTGTTGAGAAGGAAAAATTAAAAATGATATTTAAGCAATTACACAATGAGGCAATTCTTGTATGATAAATCTCGAAAGTATTACTTTTGAAAATTTCCTTGGGTTTGGAAGTCACCCCACTACTATTATTTTAAATAATTTTAAAACTACTTTAATTACTGGGCCAAATGGTGCCGGAAAAAGTACATTGATTGATGCGATAAGTTTTTGCTGGTTTAATTCGGCGTTTCGGAAAATAAATAAAGGAACTGTAGTAAATTCTATTAATGGTAAAAAATGCTTAGTATCTTCTAAATTTTCTATTGGAACTGATAGATATATTGTCAATAGAGGAATTAAACCAAATATTTTTGAAATCTGGAAAAACGATGTTCTAATAGACCAAAGTGCAGCTAACAAGGATTATCAAAAACTTCTTGAGGAAAATATTCTCGGCCTAAACTATAAATCTTTTACGCAGATTTGCATAATGGCTAATGCTGGTTTCCAACCATTTCTTCAACTATCTGCTGCTGACCGCAGAATAATAATTGAAGACTTATTGGATATTAAAACTTTTTCAGCAATGTCTAAAATTGCAAAAGAAAAAACCTTACTATTAAGTAGAGATATAATTTCAAATCAATCTTCTATAACGCAATTTAAAGATAAAATTGAAACTTTAACTAATTTTATTCAAAAAGTTGAAAATGAAGAAAGGGTTAAAGATGAAGAAACCGATAATAAAATCTATTTGTTGGAAAATGAAATTGGGGATTTAGAGTGCAAAAATTTGGTATTGAATGCAGATAAGCAAGATTTATATGCAACTATAAATGATGCACCAGAAGTTACTTCAAAAAAGAATGAAGTAAATTTAGCTGCCCAAAAACTTTTACATGTAAAAAATTCGTTGATAAGTGAGCATCAGTTTTTAAATAACAATGATGTGTGCCAGACATGCAAACAAGACATCTCAAGCGACTTTAAGGCACAAAAAGTAGTTACCCTAAGTGATGCTATAGCAAAACGAGAAAATGCCCTCAAACAGGCTAAAACCACCATTAAATTGTATGATGAAAGATTAGCAGAAATTAATAGCACAGTAAATAAAATAAAACTGATTGATTCTGATATTAATGATAATACTGCTCAAATTAAGAATATTAACTGGCAAATTTCACGCCTACGGAACGATAAGTCAAAACCTATAGTAAGTATAGAAGATGAGCGAAAAATACTTGTAGAGGCTAATAATGGACTATTAAAGGCTATTGATGATAAAAATTTACTAATAGAAGAAAGGAATTACCTAGATATTGTAAATATTATGTTGAAGGATAATGGGATTAAGTCGAGTATTGTGAAACAGTATGTTCCTATTTTGAATACATTTATCAATTATTATTTAGAAAAAATGGGAATGTTTGTTAAGTTTACTTTCGATGAAAATTTTGGAGATGTTATTCAACTTAGACATCGCGACAACTTATCGTATAATAATTTGTCGGAAGGTCAAAAACGCAGAGTCGATCTTGCTGTGATTTTCGCATTTAGAAAAATTGCAGAGAGTAAGAACATCTGCCACACCAACCTAATTTTCTTTGATGATATTTTATCTACAATTGATTGTGATGGCGTAGAATCTATATCTGCAATTTTAGAAACATTTGAAAATAAAAATGTATTTGTGATATCTCATGAAGAACTTGATGGATTTGAACGAAATATTAAAGTTGCAATGAAAAATAATTATTCAATATTACTTGACAATTAATGTATCCATGATATACTAGATGCACAATAAATAAAAGAGGAATAATAAATGTATATTATCGAACGGCAAAATCATGTAAGAGAAAAAATTAGAGAAGCATATCCATGTGCTTCAAAATTTGTTTTTGAGCATCTTATTAATGGTTACTTTAGAGTTACTATAGATGTTAATAATAAAACTGTAAACTTACTTGCCGACAGTAATGATAGTGTAAAATCTATCTTGGCAAAAATAGGCAAGAATTTAGAAAAGTCTTACAATTTTTTTGCTGAACTAGATTATTTGTGTGAAGGTATACCGACAAAAGAGCCAGTTCATCAAGCAGTTGATATCAAATCTACATTGGCAAATTTTAAAGGACTAAATTCTTTATTCAGTGCCGAAGAAGTTGAAAAATCAAATTTAGAAATAAAAATGATAAGAGCCAATAGAGTTTGGTTGCATGATAATGAAAAAATTTTATATAATACAGCACAGAATAATAAATTTCATGAATTGGCAAATAAAGTGCGATCAAATCCTCCAAAGGATATTGACAGTGCAATTTTAGAAGCCTATAATAACGCGATGCAGGAATAAGTATGTTAGATGACCAATATTGGATAAATTATGATCGTGAGACTGATAGGTTAGCCCGTGAATTAGAATATAAATTTAACTCACCAAAATATAATAATGACGCAGCTTCATGCTGTAGTGAGATGTTTGATTTGATGTTTAAAAGAGAATCTGCTAAAGAAATAATACAGTCAATTTATAGAAACTTGGAGATAAAAAATGATGCCTAATTCAAGACCAGAAAATTCAAAGTATTTTCACATAAGTGGATATATGATGCACAAAGATTTAATATATATTATCCCTACCATTTTGGTTGATCTTAACCCATTGAATGGAGATATTATTCATATCAGAATTCATATTTTTAGGTTGGTATTACAATTAGAATTCTTTGGAAAAACTAAAAAGAAAGGATGGTTGGCTTAATCTTTTTTGGCAGACATTTCAGCTACAAGCTTTGATAACTCCTGGGTGCTACCATTAAAAATATTTTGAGTAGCGTGAATAACCTTAGCATTATCTGTTATATTACTAGACTCAGAAGTGCCATTAACCATATTTGATTTGGTTTTGTGTACTTCTAGTTGTCTCATATTCAAATCTGATACGGCTTTTAATAATGTGGCGAACGACTCGATGGTTCTTGGCGTTCCTTCAGTTGCACATAATATCTCAAGTGCCACTCCTAATCCAACATTGCCCATATCAATAAGCTTATCTAAATTTTCCGAAGTTTTGGTAAATTTATCCTCAAGTTCTGGCGAAATTGCCGCCACTCTTTTATTTTCAAGTTTACTAATCTCTTTATTCGTCATGGAATTTCTCCTATTGTATATTACTATTTATACGAAAAATTTAGTATAAATATTAGTATACTATCCATTAAGGAATCTTATGAAAAAGAGTTATAAATGTATTCCGCATCGGTTAAATTGGCATCCCCGATATTTTAAATGCACTTGTACCTTTATTTGGAGTACACCAGCATATAAAATAAAGGTTGACAAACGTAAAAAAGCCTGATATAATATATTATCATTAAACAAATTAGGAGTGATTCAATGAAAATTTTAGAAGTGGTTGTAAATGCAGTAAGTGTATTTGTTGGTTCTGGGGTAGTTGTTTTAAATACATATTATCAATATTTGAAAGAACTTATTCTTAAATCTATAATGGAAATTAAATAAGGAGAATATAATGGTAGAAACAATTAGTCATTGGCAAATACAAATAAGTGATCCACAGCGTTCATATAAATCAACAAAGGACATACATATATTAGCACCCGAAATGATTGATGCTGTCACAAAAGTACAAGAGCTTTATCCAAATGCGCGGCTTTTTACGTGTATTCATAATGGTACATTTGAAGGAGATTTATATGTAAGACCCAAAAATGCGCTTTTAGAAATTGATCTTATTGATTAGGAGAATAAAATGCTATATGTATATACTTGTAAAAATTGTGGAGATATTTTCGAAGTAAAATGTAAACTTGATGAAAGATTAGATGCGCTTGAGCAGCCTTGTGAAAATTGTTTGGCGGAAGGAAGTATTGAGCAGATGATGACTGTTCCTCATTATATTGATGCACATAAAACTATGCATGGGAAAAAGGTTGATGAGGGCTTCCGTGACGTACTGCGTCAGGTGCATAAGAATACACCAGGATCAACCTTAGATCAATCTGTTGGATATCGCCTATGACAGAAGAAATAATAATTTTAGTTAAAATTTGCACAAAATGTGGCTTGGAAAAGCCACATTGTGAGTTTTATAAAGACAATCAAAAGAAAGATAAACTGGATAGTTCGTGCAAGTGTTGTAGATCGTTTACTAATTTACAATGGAGGGTAGATAACCCAGAAAAAATTAAGGAGTGTGGATCAAAATGGAGGGCTGAAAATCCAGAAAGGAAAAGAGAATCTAATTTAAAATATTATGAGGAAAATAAGGAGCAAGTGTTAGCAACAAATAAAAAGTGGAGAGATGTTAATCCAGAAAAAGTAAAAGAATATCATGAAAAATGGAATGCTGCTAATCCGGAAAAAGTAAAACTAATAAAATCAACATGGAACAAAAAGAATCCAAATTATAATAGAGATAAATGTGATAAAGATGCTTTATATAAATTAAAAGGTAATATCAGGAAACTTATATATAAAGCTATCACTAGAGGTGGGTATACAAAAGACCAACACGCTTATATATACTTAGGTTGCGAATATGAAGAATTTATGATTAATATAGAATCCCAATTTACAGAAGGGATGTCTTGGGATAATTATGGTAAATGGCATCTTGATCACACATATCCCGTTTCAAGAGCAGTAGATGAAGAACATTTGATTGCACTTAACCATTACACAAACTTCCAACCACTATGGGCTGAAGATAATATAAGAAAAGGAAACAAACTTCCAGAAGAATTATTTAATATAAATACTTGTATAGATTAAATAATTATAGGAAATATTTATGAAGAATTTTAAATTGTATTTGAGGGACATGCAAACTGGTAAGATAGGGGCAGATAATCCCAACATAAATGCCCCAAATGTGCATCGCAAGGTTTTACAATATAAGGTAAAAGACTTGCGGCGCGGAATTTGGCAAGCCTGGCGTACCCGCTTCAGAAAAAATAAGCTTTATAACCCAAAAAGATATTTAAACCGTATATCAAATAAAATTAAGGAGGAAAAAATGGTATTTAGTTTTAAATCTTTTTTGAATGAAGTTGACAATTCTAGTAGAGATGTATTAGATACACACATGGGTAGGAAATTAATTTCCACAGTGCATTCAAAGGAACGTACAGAAGAAAGAGATGCAAACGAAGATATAGTAAAGCACATCTTCAAAAAAGGTGTTGAGCATTTGGCAAAAAATGGCGCGAAGTATGGAAAGAATGAACATTTTGTTGTAACTTCTAAAAAACATAATAGGAGTGCAGCGTTTCATTATAGACCAGATAATAAAAGTACAAATGAGAATAAAAGCCACTGGATTCATACGTCTACTTTCCCAAAAGGAGAGCATTATTGTAATAGAGACTGTAAGCCAATTAGGGTAGAAAGTATCGAAATAGATTATATTTTAATAGAAGTAGAATAGGAGCAATACTAACATGGCAACAAAAGAGGAATTAATAGCAACAGCAATAGCTACTTTAAATGAGTTAAATACAGCAGAAACAGACGCATATGTAATAGGCTATGAAGCTGGATATGCTGCCGCCACTCAACATGCCGCCCAAGCCGCTGCTGCAATATATACATTTACTGCCAATCAGTTTATAACATCAATGGGAGCATATATTAATACTGTAACTACATCAGCATTACAAAATCCAATAAATGTAAGTACGACTATCTATGATGAAATAATGGGGCATTTTGAAGAAAGTAAAGAAATTTATTTAAATAGTTTGACAACACCATAAAAGGCTGATATAATATTGCCATAATTTAAAAAGTAGCGAGACTCAGAACTACTCTAAAATAACTTTGAGCAAGGAACAAGACACAGCAACACCGTGTAGAATAACGGACAGAGCCTTTCTGAACAATACTGTCGGAGGATATCGTACCCTCCATTTATTTAATTAACTTAAAGAGAGATATGAACAATTCAAAAAAGATAATCGAACAACCCAACTTTGTATTGAAGCAATCAGCAGGAAGGGAAAAGAAATCAAATAAAGACAGAAAATATTGCAATGATGGATTGCGAATTGTCGAGAATATATATAACCCCAATGTAAAGTATGGAATTAATTCTTTAGTGGAAGAGGCATTGGATGAATATGAAGATTTTGGTGAATGATTATGCGAGCAAAAGATGAACCTCCGTCGAGAGAATCAAATTATACAAGAAAATCATTTGATTTAATGTCATGTTGGGCTGAAATTGATGATGTGAGTAATCCAATAGATTATAGCAGTTATGATGAATATATTCGAATTTTAAGAGAATCTGGAAAGGTGGATGAATTATGACAAATTTTATTGTTGATGTTTTAGAATATTGTGAAAGTATTAATATTGAGGTTGATTATTTTAGTAATATTAGCAATGTGATTGATATATGCGGCGATATTACACTAGATCAAATTGGTGGTATATATGAATATTTTAAAGATGAGTACCCAGATATTGTAATACAATTTAGAAATGATATGCAATATATGTTTAGAATTTATAAGGATAAACTATGAAAAATTATTTAATTGAATTTCAAAAGGCAAATGGATTAATTGCCGATGGTGTTGTTGGAAAAACTACCGCAAAAGTTTTGATGGATAAATTGGGAATTGTTTCAGCGTTCAAATTCGCCCATTTTATCGGACAATGTGAGCATGAAAGTAAGTTTACTGCTGCCAGAGAAAATATGAATTATTCGGCAGATGCGCTGAAGAAACTATTTGGAAAATATTTTAAAGGTGTTGATATAAAAGAATATGCGCGACAGCCAGAGAAAATTGCAAATAGAATTTATGCAAATCGTATGAATAATGGGGATGAAGAAAGTTGTGAAGGTTGGAAATATAGAGGTGTAGGTCCTCTGCAATTGACTGGCAAAAGTAATATACAAACATATCTTAAAAGTGTTGGATTACCTTTAGATACTGATCCAGAAGTTTTATTAGAACCAGAACACTACTTCCGTACTGCAAAATGGTTTTTTGATGCAAATAATGTATGGGAGTATTGTGTTGCTGGTAAACAAGCAATATATGATGTTTCAAGAATAATAAATCTTGGTAATGTTAAATCGCAAGGTGTACCGTTAGGAATCGAAGAGCGAATATCATTGACAAATAAATATTTAACGGTATTAGGGTACAAAAAATAATAAAAACTTAACAATCCTCAAAACAAGTTTATAGTCTAAACTTCTATGGGGATTTTTTATGGGTAAAATTTCTTGACAAGTATTAGAAATATGATATACTATTACCTACAATAAAAATTAGGAAATATAATGAAACAAACAAAAATAAAATTAACACCAGATAGTCACCTTGGAATCCTATCAAATAGGGAGATTGGCGATTTAATGAATAATAACTCACAATTAAAGCGGTTATTTAAAAATTGTGTGCTGGCTGTTATACATAGTGGTAGTAATACTAATACTGGTGTAGAGTTATATGAACAATATCCTACATTTGATATTACAATTATCCAACGACCAAGAGGTATTCAAATTGAATTGATTAATCCACCACCTCATATATTTGTAGAGGGGGTGGTTATTAAAGGGGTTGCTGATCATATTTTTTCGGTTTTACGTGATATAGTTTATTCAAGCAGCGCGCATCCAATATCTTCAGATGATATTACTAATGGGGTGTTTAATGTTTTAAGAAACGCAAATGTATTTGGAAATAACCGATTACAAAATATAATTGTGGCACAAGGTGGACATTCAATCACGCATATTGAGTATGAATATAGTAAACTTGTAGGATATGAGTTAGGATTAAGAGAGTTTTCAGTTTGTACTGGAAGTGGATTAGGAGTTATGAAATCCTTCATGAAGGGTGCATGTGTTGCGCATAATAAACAAAGAATATATGATGGATTATATCTTGGGATTACCGAACCTGGCATCATTGCCACAGAATCTCCTAATCATGTTGCGAATTCTTTGGTCATCATGCCTGATATCGAAAAGCGAATGGAATCTTTTATGAGGGTATCACATGGCATGGTTGTGTTTCCAGGAGGGGCTGGGACAGCAGAAGAGATACTTTATATTTTGGGTGTACTTCTTCATCCAGACAATAAAGGTATGCCATTCCCATTAATTTTTAGTGGGCCAAAAGAATATAAAGAATATTTTGAAAAGATCGATGAATTTATTGGAGCAACACTCGGAACAGAAGCACAAAATCTTTATGAAATTATTATAGGTGACGCTGAAAAAGTTGCCCATGATATGTATATTGGATTACAAGAAGTAAGGGATTATCGAACTAAAATGGGAGATGCTTATTATTTTAACTGGCTTTTGAAAATACACGAAGATTTTCAGAAACCTTTCGCCCCAACCCATGAAAATATGAGGTCTTTGAATCTTTCAAAAGATCAAGATATTCATTCGTTGGCGGCAAATTTGAGAAGAGCATTTTCTGGCATTGTATCGGGAAATGTAAAAGAATGTGGCGTGAAAGCCATTGAAGAATTTGGGTGTTTTGAAATTGAAGGAGATGATGAAATTATGATTATGATGGATGAACTTTTACAATCGTTTGTAACACAAGGTCGCATGAAACTTAGGGGCAAAGTATATACCCCATGTTATAAGGTGGTGAAAAGATGATTTGCATAAAAACAATACGAGCATCGATTTTGACGCTCTTATTGTTACACCCTTTAGCAGCCTATGAATCTACTAAAGGAAAGCTTATTAAGAATGGTATTGCATCTTGGTATGGAGATGAATCTGGCAAATATACCGCCAATGGAGAACGATTTAATCCAAGAGCATTTACTGCCGCATGTTGGTTTCTACCTTTCAATACATTGGTTAAAGTTACAAATTTAAGAACAAAGAAAAGTGTTGTTGTACGGATAAACGATAGAGGTCCAGCAAAAAGACTTCACAGGCTAATTGATTTATCACAAGCAGCAGCAAGAAGAATTGGTATAAAGAGTATTGATAAAGTAAAATTAGAAATAGTTTGACAAATGGCGAAAAGACTGATATAATATGTATAACTTAAATAAAAAGCGGAAAGAAATGAAATCATTATACAGAATAAATTCATTCATGTGGCGTAGTGGCGAAGAGAGGTTTATCTTAGAATATTCGCATGATGGAAAATATTGGTGTGCATGGTCAGATGGAGCAAGTAAATCCACCCAAGAAGAGGTTATAGCATTATATAACAAAATAATAGAACAAGACAATTATGTACCAAAAATTACTTATTTAAATTAACAATAGAGGAAATATAAATGAAATTATCGAAAAATACGTTAGACATTTTGCGCAACTTCGCTATATTAAATGGCAATATATTTATTCCTGCTGGGAATGTTATAAAAACTATGAGCGTGATAGGGAATGCCCTTGCATCGGTAACAGTTGAAGAAACATTTGATAAAGATGTGAGTATTTATGATTTATCAGAACTACTTTCGGTGTTAAATATTGCTCCAGATGGTGATATTACTCTTCATGAAAATCGTTTGGATGTAAAATGGGGGGCTAGTCGTGTAAAGTATGCTTACGCGGATCAGATACTACTTCGGGATGCAATAGCCGCGAGTAAGAAGAATGTTAATTTTCCCGAAGTTGATGTAGAGTTTAACTTAACTGGAGAAACTTTAGTATCTTTACATAAAGCCTCATCAATACTAAAGGCACCTTATGTTGGTATTTTTGCTAATGGTGATATAGTTAGTCTTAAAGTGTTTGATAAGGCACTTGTTAATGCGAATGTGTTTGTAGTTGATACCGATGCCACTAGTACTGAATATTTTACAGTGGTTCTTGATATTGCAAATCTTAAATTACTATCTGGCGATTATACAGTTAGTTTAAGTAGAAGAAATATTATTCGTTTTGCACATATTGGTGATGATTTAGTTTATTATATTACTGCCGACACAGCCAGTGTGTGGAAATAAAATTTGTTTTATAAAAGATATGAGTATATTGCTCAAGATGGTACGCATTATCTAGTACGACTAAGGATATATGGTAATAAACATATTTTTGTTACCTATATTCCTTTAGGAGTAGAAACACGTAAATTTAATGAGGAAAATAAGTGATAACAAATAATAATGAATACATTTGGGTAGAAAAATATAGACCCCAAACAATAAATGATATAATTTTACCGGATGATATAAAAAATACCTTATTAAGTATTGTTGAGAATGGTAATATTGGTAATTATATTTTCAATGGGACTAGTGGGACTGGTAAAACTACAGCAGCATATGCTTTGTGTAATGAAATAAATGCTGATGTATTATTTATAAAAACTCCAAGCGAGAGTTCTATAGATTTACTTAGAACAAAATTAACTCAATTCGCATCATCAGTATCATTGGATGGTAATCTTAAGGTAATAATATTAGATGAAGCAGATAGGTCAAATGATCACTTCCAAACAGCGCTAAATACGCTTATTGAAGCATTTAGTGCTAACACAAGATTTATTTTAACTACAAATAATATACATCGGTTAATACCTGCGTTAATTTCAAGATGTAAGCCAATTGAGTTCAAAATAGCAAAACAAGAGCAGCCAAAATTAGCAACCCAATTATTAAAAAGAGTTCAAGAAATTCTAACAGAAAATAATATAGAATTTGATAAAAAAGTTATTCAAACCCTTATCATAAAATATTTTCCAGACTGTAGGCGAATTATCAATGAATTGCAATATTATTCATCAACTGGGGCTATAATTGATGTTGGCATTTTAGCAAATCTTTCTAGTGATTCTTTAAATGAAGTCATAGAATTTTTAAAGGAGAAGGATTTCACCAAAGCCAGAAAATGGGTTGCTAATAATTCTAATGAAGACCCATTATTATTATTTAAGGCAATTTATAATAAATCAATAACAGCAATGAAACCTGAGTCTATACCAGAATTAGTATTGATTCTTGCTAAGTATGGATTTCAGTCTACTTCAGTAGGTGATCAGGAGATCAATAACATTGCATGTCTAGTTGAAATCATGTCGTCAACACATTGGCAATAAATTCTTGACAACTCAACCAAAGGAGTTTATAATATGGTTACTGTTTTAGAAGAACCATTGCCAAAAGTTAAGAAAAGGAAGGTTCAAAGTAGACTGGCAAGTTTTCTCGAAAGTCTCAGTAATGAATCAGTAGGATATACAATTAATACCATAATCCAGGTAGCAGTATTCCCATTTTTTGGAATATTTCTATCTTTGTCTGCCAACATGTTGACAAGTGGTATTCATAGTTTTTTTGGATTATCAAGAATTTATATCCTACGAAGAATTTTCAGTGGATTCGGAAAAAAGCAGACATCCAAAGGTAGCGCATTGGAATGCGTAACAAATATTGTGGCAAGCGTATTTATAAATTTTCTTGTAACAATGTTTGTCTATCCTTTCGTTGGGGTACATATACCCATTAGTAGTAACATTGGAATTACAATGGTATTTTTATTAGTAACTTTAATAAGAATGTATATATTACGAAGATGGTTCAATATGATAATGGTACGACGAAGAAAAGCAAAGAAAGCCTTAAAGAAAGCAATGAAAGCCAGAAGTAGGGCATTGTTAATAGAACAAATGGAGTATATAAATGGTAACGGTTGAAGATTTAATTAGACTAGGTGAAGATTTTGAAATTGATACACCAGTGTACGTACAAAGTGGGTATAACCGATTTAAGATTAATTCATTTGTTGAAAAGAATGGAGAAATTATATTTATTTTAGATCAAGATGCAAGTAACCCCACAAAGGCGAAAGTGTAATGACATTAAGTCCTTTCGACTATACCAAAAGTATTGATAGTAAGTCAGAAAAACTTCCCATTGATGATTATAATGCTTTTATAGTAAATAGAGCATTAAGTTTTGGGTATGATACTTGCTTATTTAGTAATGCAATGAATATGTATCCAGACCTTGATAAGCAAATGCAATATGATTTTCTATATTATGGAATTCCTGCTAAACGCCGATTCAATAAATGGATAAAATGTGAGAAAACTGAAGGTATAGATATTATTATGGAATATTACAATTGCAGTTTGCAAAAAGCAATCGAATATGCTACAATATTAAACGAAGAACAAAAGAAAGAACTTAAACGTATATTAGACAAAGGTGGAAAAACTAAATGAAAATATTATTAAATGATCAAATAGAATTAGATGAATTATCACCAGAAATGATTGCAGAAGCCTTTTGGGAACTTGATGATACACAGCAAGCAAAGTTCTATAATCATTTGGCAGACCTTGCTTCGGAGTGGAATTTGTCAATGCAAATGCAATATATTACTGACAATAAGGAATTAACATTAGGTGGACGTAGAGTGATGGGTAAAATTGGTGATTATAGTCATTGGGGATTGGTTCCAAAACTAAAGATGAATCCAACAACAGGTAAAGAAACAGTTGAGTAGGAGAACAAAAATGAAAGGGGAATTATTTGCAAGTCTACTAGATCAAATTGAAAAAGACCAGAAATACATAGAAGAGCGTGTTAAAGAACGACCATATATGGAAAATGTATCAAAATTAGTAGCAGATGCGTGGAATATGCCCCATGAAATTGATATACCAGCAATACTTGTTGAAATAGGAAAGGAGAACAAAAATGAGTCATGAAGAACTAATTTTAAAGTTAACTCTAGGTAAAGTAATACAATTCAAAACAGATAGGAAAAATTATTATGGACATGTATTAGGATTTGTTTATAACCCAAGTTATAATTTAGAAACTGCCATTGTTGTACAAAAATATGATGTAGAAGTTTTGGTTGATTTGGAGGATATTTTGATATGAGGTATGAAGAAACTCATTGGAATAGATTGACAAACAATGCTCATGTAATACTTCGGAAAAGTTATTTGTTGTGGATTGCAGAACAAGAAAGAAAACACATGGCACAACTTGCATATTATACAGAATTAATGCTGGAACAGAATCCAGAATGGCGTTCTGAACACATTTTGCAAGATGATTTTGACTATGATTATTATTCTAGTTGACTTTAGTTTGGAACCTGATATAATATACCATACTTAAATATAGGAAAATAAATGAGCAGATTCTACACCGATGTTCAACTTGTGGGTAATACCATACTCCATAGCTATTATGATCAAGGCATTCGTTATAGGGATCGTCTTGATTATGCGCCATCGTTATATATTAATTCTAACAAAGAAGAGATATATAAGACAATTTACGGACAAAATCTAAGTAAAATTGACTTCTTGGACATTGATGGCGCGAAGGCGCACATTAAGAGTTATAAGGATGTGCATGGGTATAAAATTTTTGCTAATAACAAATGGGCAAACAATTTTATATCAACACAATATCCAGCTGATTCAGTCGAATATGATTTTGATAATTTAAGTGTTTCTACGGTTGACATCGAAACGACTGCTCAGTATGGTGGAGTAAATGTAGTCGATGCGGCAGAAGAAATTCTCTTAATAACAATTCATAATAATAAAAAAGGCATTATAACTTTTGGTTCAAGACCTTATGAAGGAATATATAAAGATAATTATGTTCTTTGTAATGATGAATATGCGCTTTTGAAGACATTTTTAACATACTGGCGAAATAATTATCCAGATATTCTCACATCTTGGAATGGCGATACATTTGACGTTCCTTATATCGTAAGAAGAATGGAAAAGACTATAGGAACTGAAGAGATGAAATTTCTTAGTCCTTGGAGAATTGTACGCGAGAAGATGCGAAATATCAATAATAAGGACGTTATTACATATTTGCTTCATGGGATACAGCAATTGGATTATCTCGCCTTATATAAGAAATTTAGGCTTATTCCGCGACCAAATTACCGATTGGATACAATTTGTGAAGAAGAATTGGGCGAAGGAAAACTTCAAAATCCTGGTGATAGTTTTATCGAATTTTATACTGACCACTGGGAAACGTTCGTCAATTATAATGTAAGGGATGTTACTTTAATTGTCGAACTAGAAGCAAAATTAAAACTTATTGAAGTTGCTACAACAATGTCGTACTCATCTCATGTAAATTATAGTGATGTATTTTCTCCAGTTGCACTATGGGAAAGTATTATAAATAGTTATTTACTTAATAAAAATGTTATTATACCTTTAGAAAGAGAATCATTTGATGTTGTATCATATGATGGAGCATTTGTAAAACAACCAAAGGGTGGTTTAAAAGGATGGTTATGTAGTTTTGATGCTGCTTCTTTGTATCCATCAATTATTATGGCATTAAATATTAGTCCAGAAACATTAATACCAGAACGCCAACCAGTAACCATAGATGGCATTTTAAATCATGAATATACCCCAGCCATAGGTTGTACATTAGCAGCTAATGGTACTCAATATTCTAAAGATTTTCAAGGATTTTTACCAGCACTTATGCGTAAGTTCTTTGACTCTCGCGTAACTTATAAATGTAAAATGATAGAAGCTAAAAAATTATTAGAAACATGTACTGATGAAACTGAAATAATTAGATTAACTAAAGTTGCATCAGCTATGAGAAATATGGAGCAGGGGATAAAAATATCAATTAATGCGGCTTACGGTGCTCTCGCCAATAATTACTTCAAATATTATGATGTCCGTCTCGCTGAAGCAATTACATTAACTGGTCAAAGTATCATAAAATTTGGAAATCTTGGTGTTAATAAATATTATCATGAAACTTTAAAACTCCCAAAAGACGATTATGTTATATATTGTGATACAGATTCTCTCTATATTAGTTTTCAACCATTAGTTGATAAATTTTGTGTAGGTAAATCTGAAGATAAAATTGTAGATTTTATTGATACCGTTTGTAAAACTAAATTCAAAGATATGATGGGTAGATGCTTTCAAGAATTTTTTGATTCTGTTGGAGGATTTGAAAATACCATAAATTTTAAAAGAGAATCGATATGTAGTAAGGGATTCTGGACTAAAAAGAAAAAGCGATATGCATTAAAGGTTCATGATCAGGAAGGAGTTAGATATAGTACGCCACAAATAAAGATAACTGGATTGGCGTGTATTTCCAGCACTACTCCAAAAGTTACCCAAAAATTATTGAAAAAGTGTATAGATATAATTTTAAATGGTGATGTAAAAGAATTAAGAATAGAAGTTGAAAAAATGAAAAAGGATTTTTTAACTTATAGTCCAGAAGAGATATCGATACCAAGAGGAGTGAATGATATTGGCAAATACATGGCAAATGGAGGAGGTAAATTATATAAAGGTGGCACCCCATTAGCAAATAGGGCAGTAATATTGTATAACCATTATCTTAAAGAGAATAAGTTAGAAGGAAAATATACACAAATAAACAATGGTGACAAAATAAAGTACGTTTATCTACTAAGAAATGTTATGAAAGAAAATGTTATTGGATATCCCAACACGTTCCCAGACGAAATAGTTGATAGAAAGTATATAGATTACGATACCCAATGCCTAAAAACGTTCATAGACCCATTAAACATTATGTTGGATGGAGTAGACTGGGAACTTAATGAAAAATTAAAATTGGATGAATTCTTCTGTTGACAATCACTCAAATACCCGATATAATATATACATAAATAAACTATATGGAGTTCTAAATGTGTGCACCAATTATTCTAAATAATAACCCAGTAGCATTCTCAAGATATGTCGAGCAACAGGCTATTATAGACCAGACAAATTTGATGGACATAATTTGCGGATTCTGTTCTGAATATGATCTGGAATATCAGGAAATATTACCATACTTAACCGAAAATTTAAAAAAGAAAATACGAAAAGAAGCCGAACAACTTAGGTACTATAAATCTACTACAACTACTTTATAAGGAAACAACAATATGATATTAGAGATACAAAAACTTTCTCCCCAAGTACCTTCACCAAAATACGCAACATCAAATTCTGCTGCGTTTGATCTTGTGAACGCATCGGGATTTATGATTGCAATACATCCTAGAGAAATTAAAGTTATTCCCACAGGTATTGCTGTCAAACTTCCCCAACAAACAGCTGGGCTAGTTACGCCAAGGTCTGGAAAATCTATTTCTGGATTTAGTGTCAATAATTCTCCAGGTATTATTGATTCGGATTATAGAGATGAAGTAAAAGTTATCGCAGTAAATACTGGAAATAATATCGTATATATCGATCCGTTAGAAAGAATTGCTCAATTTATGGTTGTGCCATATATAAAATGTGAATTAAAAGAAGTGGAAAATATTTCTGAAGATGATTTTGAAAATGAACGTAAAGGCGGATTAGGGAGCACAGGAAAATAATGGATAGATTACAACCAAACTTAAGAGCAAACCTTGAACATATATTTGATTATTCTGATGAAGAATTAGAAATATTAAAATTCTATGATGTAGGTGAAGCATTTACTACACCAACTGGAATTTCAAAACAAATTGATATGCTAGAATCAAAACCTGGTATAATATTTTATGCTTGTATTGCTAATGGTACAGTAAACATAAGCCGATTGGCAGTAAATTTAGAAGGAGATGAAAATGATTAAACGATATAAATTAGTAACTGATACTTTTGGCACAAGACTTGTGGAAGATGAATTTGGTGATGTTGTTGCCTACAAAGACCATATGAAAGTTGTAAAAGAATTCGAAGAAGAGCGAAAAGAATACATCGATTTCATTTTATTTAGTGGAGTATAATATGCTATATTTGTTATATGTAGTTAGTATACCTATCGCAATAATGTGTGAAGTTGCAGTGGTAAAGAAACTGGCAATTGACAAACAAAATACAATTTTAAATACTATTGGGGGATGATGATGAGTGAATTTTTAGATAAACTTAAGAAGAATAGTACGATAAAGGAAGCAGATATACTTTCAAAGTCAAAATTTTTTGGTAAAAATGATATTATTACAACTGGTATACCAGCTATTAATGTTGCACTTTCTGGAAAACTTTCTGGTGGATTCGTTCCAGGATTGACTATATTTGCAGGACCCTCGAAACACTTTAAAACCTCATTTAGTTTAGTTTTGGCAAAAGCATATTTGGATAAATACCCCGAAGGTATTATGATATTTTATGATAGTGAATTTGGAACCCCACAAGATTATTTTGAATCGTTCGGAATAGATATGACAAGGGTTTTGCATACACCAGTTAAAAATGTAGAAGAATTTAAATTTGATATTATGAAACAACTTGAAATGATTACAAGGGATGATAAAGTAATTATTTTAGTGGATTCTATTGGTAATTTGGCAAGTAAGAAAGAATGTGATGATGCTTTGGATGCCAATGCAGTTGCTGATATGAGCCGAGCAAAAGCATTAAAAGGACTATCTAGGATGGTTACGCCATATTTGGCAACAAAAGATATACCAATGGTAGCAGTAAATCATACATACCAAACTCAGGAAAAGTTTTCCAAAGCAGTAGTATCTGGTGGTACTGGACTATATTACAGTGCAAGTAATATTTTTATTGTCGGTAGGTCGCAAGAAAAGGAAGAAAAGGAGATTATAGGATATAGCTTTATAATAAATGTTGAAAAAAGTAGATTTGTAAGAGAAAAATCTAAAATAGAAATAACTGTAATGTATGATGGCGGAATTTCTAAATGGTCTGGTTTAATGGAAATGGCACTTGAATCTGGTCATGTAGTTAAACCAAATATGGGTTGGTATTCTAAACTCGACCCATCTACTGGCGAAATTGAAGCAAAACGTTGGAGACTTAAAGATACAAACTGCAAAGAGTTTTGGATGACAATTTTAATGGATAAAAGTTTCCAAAAGTGGGTTGAAGACAATTATCGATTAGTTACAACTGATATGATGCCAACTGAAGAATAGATTGACTTTCATCAAAATATACCTTATAATAGTGTCTCAATAAATACAGTGGAGATAGAAAATGACTGAAGTAGTAGAAGTACAAAATTTTGATTTTACCATTGCCGGAATCACATCGGACAAAAAAATAATGGCATTGGTGGATGATCATATCTATTCTAAATGTGCCTATATTATTGGCGATGCAGACGAAAATAATAAAGTAGAATATGATATAATTTCTACAAAAGTTGAGAAGCCACCACAAGAAAGACAGGAGCGTATTTTGACAGCAATATTGAACTATTTGGTAGAAGAAGTTAATTTAACAGAAGAATAGAATGGCAAAAGAAATAAACGAGATTATACTTGCAAATTTCATACTCAATGAAAAATTCACAAGAAAAATCATTCCGCATTTTAAATCGGAATATTTTGCGAACAATGTAGATAAAATTATTTTTGAACAAATTGAATTATTTGTTGATACCTATAATGCTCCACCTAGTAAAGAAGCCTTAGTAATTGCCATAAAAGGTAATGCAAAATTTACTGGAGAAAATGTTGTAACTGCCATAGAATTTATTGAAGGTGTTGAAAAAGATTATGAAAAGCCTAATTTCGAATGGTTGTGCAATACATCCGAAAAATTTTGCAAGGATCAGGCAGTAGTAAACGCCTTAATGGAGAGTATTCGTATTATCGATGGTGATAGCAAAGACCTTTCGAAAGATGCTATTCCAGATATACTTTCGAAGGCGTTGGCTGTAGGGTTTAATACTGCTATTGGGCATGATTATTTTGAAAATGCGGCATATAGATATGATCAATATTCTATTGAAGAAGATAGAATAAAATTTGATATTTCGATACTTAATAAGATAACTAGGGGTGGTTTACCTGGAAAAACGTTGACTTTATTTTTAGGTGGAACTGGAACTGGTAAAACCCATGTAATGTGCCACTTGGCAACTGCATACTTAAAAGATGGAAAAAATGTTATCTATATCACTTTAGAAATGAGCGAGGAAAAAATTTCAGAACGCATTGATGCAAATATGCTGAATGTTAATATAGGTGAGTTGAATCGAATGGGCAAAGAAGCGTTTACCAGTCGGTTAAATTCTATTGAGAAAAAAACACAAGGTAAATTGATTGTCAAAGAATATCCTATGCATGGCTCAAGTGCTGCGAATTTTAAGGCTCTTATAGATGAGTTGGCTATTAAAAAATCGTTCAAACCTGACGTTGTAATCGTCGATTATTTAGGTATTTGTGCATCAAGTAGATATAGGAATAGTAAGGGAATAAATACAAATACTTTCTATCAATCGGTTGCGGAGGAGTTAAGAGCATTAGGCCAATATTATGACATCCCAATAATTTCTTCGGTACAGACCAACAGGAGTGGTAGTACCAATTCTGAATTAGGACTTACTGATATGGCGGACTCGTTCGGCGTGGCCTTTACAGGCGACCTCGTAATAGGATTAGTAACCAATGAAGAACTATCAGCAGAAAGTAAACTTATGATGAGAGTTCTTAAGAATAGGTTCAATGCGCTTGATTATTATGGTAAATTTTTAGTTGGTTCAGATAGACCAAAGTTCAGATTATATGATTTGGAAGACGATGTAAATGTAAAACCAACATATGCTATTGATGATGAAGAGGATGAAATTCCATTTTTTAGTAATTCAAATAAAAAACCAGATACAAGCAATTTTAAATTTTAGGAGAACATATGAATTTTCAAGAATATGCCAAAAAACACAGAAGAATACAATTAATAAACAGATTAATAGAAATTTTAAAATATCTACTTGACAAGAAACTAAATACCTGATATAATATAACTACAATAATTTAATATAAGGAAACATAATGTATAGGCAAATGTTCAGTAAAATCAACAAATCATTAAAATTGGATAGCGATTTCCAAGGATATTTTTTACTTAGTGGCACAATATGCGATGAAACAGTTTTACCAGTACAGGATTGGATACTACAGACTAATATCGCATGTGAAGCACAGCCAGACTTACTTAATTTATTAATTACTTCGGGTGGTGGGGAAATGGCTTCAGGATTGGCATTGATTGATATGATACAGGGGTCTTCAATACCAGTAAGAACTATTGGAATGGGAGAAATTGCTTCAGCAGCTTTAATGATTCTTATGGCGGGTGCTCCAGGCATGAGAATACTTACTCCTAACACTTTGGTTATGTCGCACCAGTTTTCGTGGATGTCAAATGGCAAAGAACATGAGTTGGAAGCGTCAGCAAAGGCATTTAATATCACTACAAAGATGATGATGAATCATTATAAGCGATGCACAGGATTGGATGAAAAAATTATAAGACAAATACTGCTACCACCTAGTGATGTATATATGGATGCAAAAACTGCATTGAAATATAAATTATGTGATAAAGTGTGTGGGTTAGACTGAAATATGAATGTAAGTAAATTTATTGTTATCCATGTACCAATAAATTTTATAAAAAGTTTTGTAGAACAATTTCATTATTCTCATAGTATAAATGGGGTAATATGTGATCATTGTTTTGCATTATTTGATGAAGATCAAAATTTAATTGGTGCTGCAATATTTGGTAAAATGGCAATGGCAAATCAATGGAAAAGATTTGGAGATAAAGTAGAAGATGTAATTGAACTTAGGCGATTATGCTGTATAGATGACACTCCAAAAAATACTGAATCATTTTTCATAGGAAAGTGTTTAAAATGGCTAACAGAATACACCAAATTTAAGGTTGTAGCATCTTATTCAGATTTAGAATATGGACATGAAGGTACTATCTATAAAGCCTCTAATTTCGAATGTTTGGGTATTCAAGCTGGAGCAAGAGTAATTTTATATAATGGTAAACGGTATCATGATAAAGCCATACGCACAAAGTATAATGGTAAACTTAAACCTTTTGCAGAAAATTTAATAAAAGCTTTAGAAAGTGGTGAAGCAGTCTATGTTGAAACAAAAGGAAAGGTTGCTTATCAATATATTTTAAAAAGAAAGAAAACAAAAGCAGATTATGAAAATGTGGAAGTTGTTGATAATTCCTTGTCAAATTTTTTCATATAAATAGTAATATACACTATAATACAGAGGAATACACATGAGAAAATTAATAACTTTCACTGCACCCACCCCAATAGCATTTACTGCGGATACTATATCCCCTTCAACTGTACGGTTGAATTGGAGTTTAGCCGTTGATAGTAGACCAGTTGATTACTATAAAATATATAGAAATGGAACTTTAATTGGCACGTCTTTAACAACAACATATGATGATACTACAGCTACAGCAACACATAATTATACTTATGGTGTATCTTCAGTAATTAATTATATTAATGAATCCACACAAGTTACAGTAGTAGATAATTCAGTTGTACCTCTAATTCCAACCAATCTTACTGCAACAGTGAATTCGGGTACACAAATAACCCTAACATGGTCAGCAACAACAGTTTCTGGTGGTACAATTTCTGCTTATGTATTACGTAGGGATGGAGTTATAGTTAATGGCTCTGCGAATGCACTATCATATATTAATACTGGATTAACCCAAAATACAACCTACTCATATACAATATCAGCAATTGATAATATTGGTAATGAAAGTGAGCAATCTCTGGCAATAACAGCAAAAACATTTGATACTGCTGCTCCATCAGTCCCAACCGGATTAACGGCAACTGCTGTGTCACCGACACAAATTAATTTATCATGGAATCCGTCAAATGATAATGTTGGCGTTACTGGCTATAAATTATATAGAGGGGCAACATTAATAAATGGTTCTAGTAGTGCAACTTCATACAGTAATACAGGGCTGACCGCATCCACCCTATATTCATATACGGTATCTGCATTTGATGCACGTAATAATACAAGCGCAGCATCTGCTGCTGCATCAGCTACAACTCCTGGTGTGATACCACCTCCAGACTCAGCAATACAAGGGTTTGCAGCTGTGGCTGGAGTGACTGGGGGTGGTACTGGTGGTACTGTGTATACTGTAACAAGCAACCTCAGCAGCGGCACAGGCTCACTTTATGATTATCTTAACCGAGCAGGGGCGCGAACAATTAAATTTACCCAAGGGTTAACCGCAATAATATCAATGCCTCCTGCTAGTGTGTCATCACCATTCATGTACTTGCAAAACGGAAATGTTACGCTTGACGGTGATAAAGCAAATATAACCATAACTGGCGCGTCAATCAATACAAATGGTAAAACTAACATTATAATTAAAAATATGACGTTTACCGATAATCTTGCAAACGGGAGTGCGGTACAAATATCCTACGGTTCTTATAATGTTTGGGTAGACCACTGCACCTTTAGTGGGCAGTCTTCAGGTAGTAAGTCGGGACAACCGATTGCCGTATGGAATCAATCTTCAACGGGACTTGATGGTACATCATCAGAGTTGACTGGAATAACGCTAAGTTGGAATCATTTTAAAGCACCAAATAGCCGAGCAGTATTGGCTGGTGGTGAAACCCATAATACAGGTAACACGGTGGTATTGCCTATCCGTATCAGTATGCACCACAACTATTATGATAATTGCACAACACGCAACCCAAGAGCACATAGTAAAGGAGTAACTATACACGAATGGAATAGTTATGCTACAGCATCTTGGAGCGAAGCACCTGTTACAGTTACCCAAGGCGCAGCTTATTACGGACAAGGAAATATTTATCAACCATTAGGGACAGGCACCAAAACAATAACAAATAACAGCGATTTTTATTTTCCGACAGATGGCCCAATTGGAATAAAATCAGAAGGTCATTATTTATTAAATAGCGCAACTATTAATCAATATGGTACATTTCCGATGGACAGAATTACCTACACGGCAACAGTTGAAACGGCTAATGATGCTTTAAAAGCACGAATAATAGCATATGCTGGAGCTAACAAAGGAGTGTAGTGTAAATTTTTCATATAAATACTATTATATAACATTGAATAGGATACTGCCATGATTGAAGAAGAAGCAAAAAAAGCACCTGCGAAGAAACCGGAAGTAAAGTCAGATAGTTACGAGGTAATAGAACCAGATGGTATTGAGCATGACGAAAAAGATAAATTTATACATGGTGCAAAGCATAATGCCGATTTTAGAAAAAAGTATGGTGATAAGTGGCGTACAATAGCCAATGCGCTTGCCCATACCCATACCCATTTTATGCGTACTCGTAGAGATAGATAATAAAGAACAATCAATTATAATAAAATTAGGA